CTGGAATTTCACAGCCTCGTCAAGGTCAGCAGACCTTGTTTTCCACGCTTCCCTCACCGCCTCGGCGTTATCGCCGTAAATGCTCTGAAGGCCGGCGTACCGTGCCTTCATCCGCTCCTGATCCTCGGGGGAGTAAAGGCTCATGGAGAAGTTCAGGTCATACTCCAGGTCCTCCATCTCCTTGATGGCGTCCTCAGCAGACATAACCCACCACCGCTCGGAATCAGTGTCCAGATTAGCAAGGTAGTTGTTGCGCTCCTGCTCTTTTTCCTTCTTGAGCTGCCCGTACAGTGCGCCGGTGCCAAGAAGTCCGCCGGAAAGCGCATTATCGGCTCCGCCAAGACCCATATTCCGCTTGTTGATCTGCGCCTTCTCTTCAGGCGTCGGAATGTATACAGACCTTTTGGCAGTCAAATCATATCCTCGTTCATTGACAAGGTCCCGAAATTTGCCCATCTTGCCTCCTTTTATCCCTTAGCCTTGCTGGGGCCGCCCGTAGTAATCCAATTGAGAATAGCTGCGGCATCAGCATCAGGAAAACCGTCTGCCCTGGCAGCATTTAAGATTTCATTGACCTTCGCTGTTTTGGTAGCAATATCAGCACTTGACCACGCCTCCCACGCCTGCGCAGCCGCTTCGGCCACATCACCATACATAGGCACATCTCCGTAGTCGTCTCCCGTTCTGCTGTAATCCGTGCCGTGCTCCGCGTCATATAGTCGATTTCCTCGTCCGCCGCCCTCGCCCTTGAGGTTTACGTTGTATTCAGCGGCAGCATCTCGATAGTCACTATTTACCCTGTTGAGTTTTACGGTACCGTCAGCATGGAACCAGTCGCTTGCCTTCCATCCGCTGTCTCCGCCAGATCCGTCGAGCAGACCGGGATACATAGCATCGATATACTCCCTGCTCAGGCCGGACTGTGCGATCATCTCATCGCTGGGCATCACGCCAGCCGCCAGCATTTCCATCACCTGGGGCTGCACCAGCGCCATCTGGTCCTGATATTTGCCGTAATCGTCCGCCGCCATATCCTGCAGCATACCGTATTCCTGGAGCATGGCATCGCCGGTCTGGATGTAGTTCTGCAGCGCCATGTTGTAAAGGTCCGGCAGCTGGTCATTGAGCCCCTGCAGATAGCCCTGGTAAGCCTGCTGGCCCACGCCCTGAGCGTAGGAGTTGCCGTAGCCGCCGGTCAGCTGCGCTGCCTGACCCATGGTATCCATCATGGCCAGCTTTCCCCCGGTGATGTACTGGTCCTTCAGCGCCTGATACATGGCGTCGCTGTCCACGTCATACTGGAAGGGCTGCCGGTTGCTGATATTCTGGTACAGTTCCTGAATCTGCCCCGCGTAGGGATTCACATAGCCGCCCAGCGTAGCGGCGCCCATGCCGTCGCTGTCGGTACCGATCTCCTCCGGAAGCGCGGCATCCTTTTCCATTTCAAGGTCATCTTTCCTGGTCATAGATTACTCCTCCTTTTTTGTATTCTTCTCCAGCTGCTGAAGCTGGTAATTCAGCTGGTCGATCAGCTGGTAGAGATAGCTTTTCAGCTGTGCCACCTGACCCGCCGGGTCCGGGGCTGTGATTTTCGGATAAGGCAAATTCATCATGATCTGGCACTCCCTTGCATTATGGATTTTGTGATGGAGTAGACCTTCGCCGGTCCGTCTCCGCTGATCCGCAGCTGCATATAGTCACAGCGTCTGGGCTTGACGGGAATATCGAAGCTCTTCAGCTCCGAGCTTCTCAGTGCGTAAAGCGGCTGCCATTCGTCGCTCTGGTTGTACTTGGCAAAGAGTCTGACCTCCGTGCCGCTTTCCAGGCTCATGCGGATGGTCAGATGGTTGATGTACTTCATATCCGGAAGATTCAGTCCGATTTCCCCGGTGTCCCACACCCAGGTCAGCTTCTGCTCATCGTTTCCGGAGAGCATGGTCCAGATCCCGCCATTTTCGTCCACGCCGTAAAGCTGGTTATTGTGGCTGGCAAAGGCCATGGCGTGGAAGCTGTCCTCCCGGTGCCACAGCTTTTTCGCCGTATCCCATACGAAAAGATGCCACCCGCCGTCCAGATCCATCATGCTCACGTAGTATTTGTTGCCGTGAGCCCCCGCAACGGCATTGGAGTAGTGGACGTTTCCCAGGCAGTAGCTGATCTCCGTGGGAAGGCTACCGTCGTAAGCGCACACAGCGGTTCCTGCCTTGTAGTATAGGATCTCGTTCACAATGGCAAGGCTCTTGTGGCTGCCCTGCTGAACGCCTCTGCAGGCCGTGGTCTGCACCTGGAAGTTTGCGGGAATGCTGCCGTATACCTTGTGGAAGCAGTTTTCCTTGAAGAAGATGGGGTATCCCATGTGGGTGATGGCGCCGGTGAAGGGACCGTCGGTACCCAGGCTCACGATGTAGCTGTCGGTAGAAAGCTGCAGAAAGCTGTTCCAGTTGCGAAAATCTCCCAGTTTGCTGCAGTAGATTTCATTCACAAATTCCCCGGCGGCGTTCATGCCGTACCGGCAGCCCCATAGCCGGTTGCCGCTCTCGGTCACGAAGTCCATTTCCGGCATCCGCCGGCTGATGGTAATGGGTGTGCTCTGGCTCTGGGCTCTGTCCAGGAAGCCGATCACAACGATGTAGTCATCCTCCGCTGCCCACAGCGCCATGGTGCCGTTCAGGTCCGTCAGGCTGTCAATGGTAATGCCGCTGATGGTAACGCCGTCATGCTCCTGAAAGCCCTTGCCGATGTCCTGAGCGTCGATCCGCACATAGGTGGTAGCGATGCTCACCCACTGGCTGGAGGTAGCGGACCATCGCTTCAGGCTGTGCGTTTCCTCGGAGGTGTCGATCCAGTAGTCGCCGTTTCCGGGATTTTCCGGTACCGTGTCGCTGCTGGTTGCCCCTTCAATCACCTCACCGCTCACATTGCTCATGGTGAAGGTGGCTTCCCCGGCGGTAACCGTCTGGTTCTCAATCTCGCCCCGGTCCTCCGGCTGTGCGGTGTTGATGTATTTCCGGTCCGGCAGGATGATTACGAATGCGCCCATGCTGACTAAGGTCTTTTCCCCGTCGGTAAGGCCCATTTCATACCGGTCATCCCCCATAACAAAAGCGCTGCCGTCAGTGTAGCAGAGCTTCTCCTTTGCGATAATGCCGCCGATGGCCGGTACCTGGCGGTATACGCCTCTTTTCTTTCTGGGGGAGAGCACCGGATAAAGGTCAGATGTCATATTCTGCATCTCCCAGGCTTCCCCGTCTCCGATTCTCAGGTTATGGTTGTAGCCCCGGAAGGTGTCGATCATGCTCCGCTCCACGGAGCGGTAGGGAAGCTGCGGTCTTTTCATGCCATGCCTCCCATCAGAAGAAGAACCTTTTTGCCCTTACCTTGGGCATATGGGTCCTTCCGTACCATGCCTTGAACGCTTCGTACACGCTGTTGAAGAGGATGATGCCGGCATTGTAGCTCTGGATCTCGCCGTTGTGGTAATCCACCATTGCCTCCATCCATCTCAGATATATCTCATCAAAGGGAGCCTCCACCAGCAGCTCCTTCTGCAGATCGTCTTCGCTGTAGCCGGTAAAGGCTTCGTCGCTTCCGCCCTCATGGACATCGATGACCTCCGCCATAACGGTGGCGTCCAGGGTAGAAAGCCATTTCACTTTTTCCGCCGGTCCGTAGGTATTGAATTTCAGGTTGTCCAGCTGGCTGATCGCCTCGATCACTTTCATTTTATCGCCTCCTATAAAGAAAGCGGGGAGCGCATCGCCCCCCGCCTCGTCTTACTGCTGCGCCGCAGCAAGCATCATATCGATCTGTTCGTCCTGCTTCTGCTGTGCCTGCTGGCTGCGCTGGATCTCCTCAGCGATGTGCTTGGGGACCATGCTTCTCTTGCCCTTGGGCAGCAGATAGTTGACGCCGTTCACGCTCACGAACAGGTTGGGATCATCGTTGCCGATCTTTGCCGGGACGTAGATCTCCACCCGCTCCTCAGCGGTTTCCTTCTTCTTTGCTTCTGCCATATTAACCTCCTAAAAGTCAGGTCATCGCGAAGGGCGCAGCCCTGTGGCGATCTCCCGGTATTTTCTTCAGGGATATTTCCCCCGGTATTTTCTTCAGGAGGGGGTTTCCCCCCTCCCTCAGCTTATCAGTTGGCTGCGTCGATGGCGGAGTAGCTGGACGTGCTCATCACACGCAGCACCCGCTCGGGGTACAGGATGGTGGCGCCGTTGGTCTCCAGCTTGTAGCCGATGGTGCTGAACTGGTTCAGAGGGCCGCCGATTTCGCTCTTGTCGTGGATGATCATCTCCAGAGCGCCGCCCTCGGGATCGATGATGCCGAAGGCCTCCTTGCCGAAGAAGTAGGTGGCGTAGGTGGCTCCGCCGGCCTTGTTCACGTATGTGCCCGTCAGCACGGGAGCGAAGACGTTCTCGATGAAGCGGCAGCCGTGGAGCTCACCGATCTCACCGTTGTAGATCTCACCGGGCTGAGCGTACTTGTGGGCCTCCACCCATGCCTCGCTCTTGCGCAGGTCGTAGGCAACGCTGGGATGGATCACGGCGTAATACTTGCCGTCGATGGTGGGCACCCGGTCCTTCTTCATCTTGGTCACGGCCTTGGCAACCATGTCGGGAGTCAGGAGAGCCATAGCGGTGGTGCTGGCCTCCATCGCACTGGGTGCGGTGGGGGTAGAAGCCACAGCGCCGGTAGCCAGGGTGATGTTGTCGCAGTACATCACGTTGGTGTTGGTCAGCAGAGCGTCCCGGATCAGGGTCTCCTGGGTCTCGGAAGCGGAAGCGCCCATTTCCTCGGTGGCGCCCAGGATCACGTCATCGTAGGCGTGCAGCTCCAGCTGATCGGAAACGGTGGCGTAGGTACCATACTGGTTGATGGTGCCGGTCTTGGTGCTCATGCCGAACTTCTGACCGGTGGGAATCACGCCTTCCTGCAGCACATTAGCCTTGGCGAAGGTGTTCCACTTGCGCCATTCCACGGTCTTACCGCGGCCTGCGGGCAGGTTCTGCTTCTTGGCGAACTGAGCGTAGAACATCTCAACCCGGGCATTCTCCAGAAGCTCGGTGTCGTAGAAGGTCTTCAGTTCAGCCGCCAGGGTGTTGGTGGTGTCAAAGGCGGTCACCTGACCGCTGTAGGCGTTCACATAGCCGCCGGTAGCGTTCACTAAATTGCCGGCATCAGCAAAAAGCTGGATAAAATCAAACATAAACATACTGTATCTCCTCCTTGAAACATACAAAATTACAGGTCATCGCGAAGGGCGAAGCCCTGTGGCGATCCCCTAGTCCATCCGGTCATCTCCCCGGATAGATCTTCTGTCCTTTCGCCGCCGCGGCGTAGATGGAGGCTTTCAGGGCCTTCCGCTCTTCCTTGGTGGCTTTCTTGTAGTCAAAATGTGTCACAGAAGGAGCCTGTGCGCTGCCGCTCTCATCCGGTCTGCGTGCGTTGGACCTGACGGCGTTGGACATCTGCTTGGCCGTCTGCTCCGCTATCACCTGGGCCTGGGCCTGCTGGATATCCTTGCGGTGAACGGCATAATAAGCGTCCTCGACGCTAAGGCCGATCTTGGGGTCAGTAATCCGCGCGAAAACGGGATTCTGCAGCTCTGCTCTGAGATCGAAACCGGGATACTGGGCTTTCAGTGCCTGTGCCTGCTGCTCAAGCCTCTGTAAATGCTCCACATTCTGGCGCTGCTGCATGGAGATCTGCTCCTGCCGCTGATAGCGCTGAAGGTCCATTTCCTGCTTCACAAGGGTCTTGGCCACATCCTTGGGAACGTTCAGCTCATAAGCCTTGTCCTCATATAAGCTGTCATCGTCCAGGATTTTCTGGTTAAGGGCCTTGTAGTCACGCTTCTGAGAATCCAGTCCATGCTTATTGAACAGCACTTCCAGGCAAGGTGCCAATATATCCATGGCCTCCTGGGCAGCCTTAAAGTTGCGCACTCTGGACTGAACCGTGCTCTGCATCTCCTTGTTGTATTCCGGGTCTTTCATGATCTCCTCCCAGGTCATTCTGGGAGCTTTCTCTTCTGTGGGGGGCGCTTCCTGTGCAGCGGCGGCCTGCTCCGGCTGCTCCTGGCTTACCTCGGCCGGCTTCGCCTCGGTCTGCTTCGGAGCGGTACGGTACGCCCGGTTCTTTCTGATCTTGTCCTCGGGAACCCCCAGCTCCCGAAGCCTCTGCTGCCCGGCGTCGGCAGAATTTTCGCCCGTTGCGGCAGCGCTGCCCTCTCCACCGGCTGCTGCTCCGGAGCCACCGGAGCCCTCACCTGCGAAAAGCTGCAGAAGCCACCATTTGTTGTCAAGCATTTCTTTGCCTCCAAGCATTTATTCTGTGGGTTGGTACAGGGCCCACGACTCCCATGCTCTGTGCCAATCATATCAAAGCCCGCTGCGGTTTCTCTATACCCGCACCGTCAAACAACCCGGTCATTGCGAACCAGTGCGCACACTGGTGTGGCAATCTCCCGGATATATCTGCCTACCCCCGCACCTCATACCGGATATGCTCCGGATACTGGTTAGCCAGGGCGTCAAAGCCCACGCACACGCTGTTGAATACCTGCTCCACACTCTTGCGGTAATTGCACCTGGGTGTGCACTGGATCATGGCGTCCCCACTCTCCAGATCAACGATGGGGTTCATCACGTAGCCCATCTCCGCCATATAGCGCACATTGGTTGCCAGGGTAACCGCCAGAGTGGAAGCCCCGGCGCAGATCAGGTCCTTTCCCGGCTCACCGCTGTGGGCATGGCCCTTGATCCTCACCCGGCAGTATTTCTTCCAGTAGCTCACCTCGATCATCTTCTGCGCTCCTCCTCAGTCCTGACCACCTTGCCGGTGCTGGGCTGAGTAGCCTCGTTGGCCCGCTCTCTGGCATTGCGGACGATTCCGTGCTCCTTGGGCTGAATACCCTTGATGTTGTCCCCCTGGGTCAGGCTGATATTTCCGCCTCCTCCGGGAGCTACGGGCATTGCCGCCACACCCATCTGCTGTGCCTGCATCATCAGCTGCTGGGCCATCGCGGGATTCACCTGGGCCATAGCCTGAATCGCCAGCGGCAGCACCTGCTGCAGCAGCTGCATCATGCCACCCATACGGCTCACCTTCTGCATCAGCTCGTCCTTGCCGTCAAAGTCCATCATCTCCAGGCACATCATGGTCTGGTCTGTCAGCTGGGGATTGAAGAAGCCCATCTTGAAAAACTGCAGCGCCAGCTCATTCTGGCTGACTCTGGTGTATACGTTCTTCTTCTGAGCGCTGACCTTGATGTCGAATTCCGGCTTCCTAAATCCCATATCCTGGCCGAAGGCCATTCCCTGGGCAACGGGCAGCAGTCCACTGTTGGAGTAGGTGACAAACTGCTCCTGGCCCATCTCGCCCGTGATCCGAAAGGTCCTGGGCACATCGTAAAACTGCCGGATCAGCTCCACCACCATCTTGCAGATGCGGCCAAAGGCCCGGTAGCTGGTCTGGGTAGCGTCCCGGCTGCCCTTTCCGCTGGCCTCCTGAAGCGCGGCGATGGCGCTGGCCGCTGTCACGCCGCTGGCGGTGCCGGTGCTGGTCTCCGTGTTGCCGGTGGTCTCCCGCAGCTCCTGGATGCTTCTGTCCAGCATATTCACATATACACCCGGCAGCTGATTGAAGTTGATCTGCCGCAGGCTCGCCTCGTCCACACTTCCGTTCACATGGACAATGGGCTTGCTCAGGTCCAGAAACTCCCCTTCGTTTACGTTTCCGTCCTGCCGGCTGAAATACCGGGGCACAGCGCCCACCATGGCGTTCTTCACGAAGGCGGTCTTCATCAGATCGATTTCCGTCTGAGGATTCCGGCACACTTCCACATAGCCGTAGCCGCAGGGACTTCCCTCGATGGGGTACAGCGAATCGAATACGTAGGGATAATCTCCGTGATCGTAAAGGCCGGTCACCGCCATAGCCTCCCCAATAGGCTTGCCCATATCATCGGTCAGCGCTTCCTGCTCATTTTCGGTGGCAAACAGCACCTGATCGCCCACATACTTGCAGTAGTGCAGCACCTTTCTGCCATCCACCATCCGACGGTAGTAAACCTCGATCACGGTAGCCTTGTTCTCGGTCTTCACGCTGTCATCGTAGAGGAATTTGCTGCTGACGAAGCTGCTGTCCTTCAGCTTGCCCTTCAGCTGCGGGTATCTCTCCTCCAGCACATCCTTGTCCTGCAGCTCCGTGTGGAAGAAGTAGCGGCTCTTCTGGATATCCGTCACACCCGGCTCCACGTAGAGATTCAAAAGGTTTACCCTGGTGATTCCCACATCGCCCAGGCCGTTCAGCTTATTCTTGTCCCAAACGATCTTGTAGGCGCCGGTGCCGGTCTTGCATTTCTGCCATTGGGCATCGGAGTATACCTGCTCAAAGCCGTTCTCGTCCAGAATGCAGGGCACCACGGCGCTCAGCATCTTGGCCTCCTGTCTGTCGCTTGCCTCTCTGGGCAGGAAAATGGGCTCCGGGAACGCCTCCATGGCGTCAGCGTGTTTGCTCACGATCACGTTGTGCAGCCATGCGCTCCGGGCGGCGAAGGCCCCGTCCTGTCCCACATTGGTCTCTTTCTGCTCTTCTCTGGTGTTTCTCAGCTTCCACCAGTTTTCGGAGCTGATGATCCTTTCCTTTGTCAGGTGAAGCCCGGAGTTGTATTCCCGCAGAATCAGGGTAAATTCCCGCAGCCGCTCTTCTCCGATGGCCGCCATCACAGGCATATTCCCGGTCTGAGCGTCCACCTGACCACCCGCCCCGGGCATCTTATCAAATTCCATACATTCTCCTTTCAAAAAACCTTCCCAAAACGGTCATCGCGAACCAGCCCGCAGGCTGGTGTGGCGATCCCCCCGTCAGAGGAACCGCCCCTACCTCCGCTTCGTAAACTGGTTCAGCGGGCAAAATAGCGGTCATCGCGAACCAGCCCGCAGGCTGGTGTGGCGATCCCCCCGTCACCTCCGCTTCGTAAACTGATTCAGCGGGTCATTCAGGTAAACCTTCTGCTCCACCGGCCTGATCGGCGTAATGGGCCTTGCCATGCACATATACCGCCATTCGTCGGCGATGTGGTCCTCCAGACTGGTGTCCAGGTCCTCCACCTTGTGCTCGTCATACATCATCAGCGGAATGGTCCTTATGAACCCCTTGCAGTTGTCGAAGATGTAGCACCGGGAGCGCCCCTGCTCGTCGAACTGGAGCCGGTAATGGCATTGCATCCAGCCTGCGATCCGCTCATGGTCACCCGGGTCAAAGTACAGCCCGTATTTGGCAGCGGTGTCAGCGATGCTGTCGCCCCGGCTGGCGTCCCAGATGGCCGGGTCTGCCACGCCCATGATCCGCTTGCCTCTCAGCCACGGATGCTCTCTCTCGATTCTGGCGATCTCCCCGAACTGCTGGTCCGGCGTCCATTTGGTGCCCTCGTTGGGCGTGCCGGTGCAGCCGTACAGCTCCAGAATCCGGTATAGTGTCCCGTCGTAGTCGATGGCCCACCATGCGCAGGAGAAGGGCTTGGCATAGCCGAAGTCGTAGCTCCGGTAGATCTGCCAGCCTCTCCTGTTGCCAGCGTTCAGGTCCAGGGGAGGGATCACGTGGGTCCATAGCCCTCTCTCCCTGGCCTCCTCCACGCTGATTCCCGCCTGATGGCATTTCTGGGCATCCGGATCTGTCCGGAAGTCCTCGAAGAACTGTCCCTCGTAGATGTCCCAGCGCCCGTAGAGCCATGCCTCCCGCAGCTTCGGCGGCAGTGCCTCCAGCTGCTTGATGTAGTCCGGCTGGCGGGCCATCAGCACTTTGTTGTCCGTCACCAGACTCTGAATGAAGACGTAATCGTCAGGGTCCTCTCCGTCCTCATACCGCCGGTCGATGAACAGTCTTTTCATGTACCCATGGCCCACGCCGCCGGGGTTAAACGTGTAGTAGATCCGCTTCGGAAAGTCGTTGACGCCACGCACACACGCCGT